TATCGCTGTCCAAAGTTTCCTGGGCAAATGTGAATGTTAGCCAGCCTAGAAAATATTCGTCTGTTGAGAAGTCTGACAGGTTTATTTCGGTGCTCTCAATGTAGGCCCTTGTAACGTCATTGGATAAGGAAAGCTTCATCTTTAAAGTTTCGGTTCCACCAGCCGTTCCGTGTTTCATTAGCATGATCCGCGTATTGACTAGGTAGGTGTTTTCCGCCAAAGTGAATGAACCCATTTCAGATGCGCTATTAACATCGGTAGAATTATCCAAAGGCTTAAAATTTATGACGCTAGGGAACTGAGTAAATGCCATTATAGAACCTCCTTTAGGCTCATAGACAGACTGTAATAATTTAGGTGTTGTTGCTTCAAAGCTGGCTCTCTATCAAACCTGACATACTTTGTGTTCTCGTCCGCTGTCGACGATATACATTGAGTCGGGTCAAGGGAGAAGAAAAACGGTGTTGCTATCCCTAGCCTGTTGAACATTTCCTGCATCTCGATATTCTCGCCGTGTTCCATAAGCTCAATCGACATTGAATCATATGTGTGGAACTTGGTTTTTAGTTGGAAAAATTCTTGTCCGTTCTCAGAGGTTAGGGTCTTTGAAGGGTCGTTAAGTTTCTTCCCAAAGCCCTTTGCAACATTGGTGGTTGTGAAAGTCTTTGCATCGCCTAGGTAAAAATAACCAAACTTAAATCCGGTTCCGCCAATAGTTGCGTTCGATCGGTCTTGTATTTTTAGCTTCCAATATCTATAGGTCGTGTCGCCGCCGTCCGTGTCGATAAACTCTAGTATGCCGCCGTCTGTTACGGTTGCCGTGGTTGTGAACGGAGGGGAAGTAAAATCGTCAATGTTGTTAGCTTCTATGGTCACGGTTGCGTTTTTGGATATAGTAAAAACCTCATCCAATGGGCCGATTAACCCAACAAAGGTAACTTCTAAAGGAACGCCGTTATCTACTTTGATAAACTCTTCGGAATGAATAACAGGGAAGTCAGATATTGCAGGGTCAAACGCCGCTCCAACTGCTATTTCTACAGAAGCTGAAAATCCTAACGTATCCCAAATTGCATTGGTAGTTAGTTGGAACGCTATTCCTAATGTTGACGGGTTGTCTAATGTGAATCGCCATGTTGATGTTGAGTATGTGCATGTCCAGTTTACTGAAACAGAATTTAGCTGAGTTTGAATTTCGGCGGCTAACGTTGTTCCCGTGTATGTTCCATTAGTCACGGTTGCAATTATGGCGCCGCTATTGATATATATTTTGTTGTTTGTGTCGTCGATTATGAACGTGTTGTTAGGACTCCAATACTTTGAACGCCTGTCATTCAACGCATTCGAAAATGGGAAGGTGCCTTGTTCGCTAGAAAATGTTGTGTTCCCCGTTCTCGCAAACTGATTGTCCATGAACCTTATTGATTTATTTCTAGCCATTAAGCAACCCTTGCATTTTGTCTTGAAAGCTCCAGCATAACACTTGCCAAAGCCTCTCCGTCAACCTCTGCTGTTGTTTGAACCTGCATCGGTTGGCCTAGTAGTTCAATAACTTGAGCCAATAAAGCTGTATTTATGCCGTCCGAATTGCTTCCTGAATTTTGATTATTTAAGAAGCTTCTAAGTTTTGTAACATCATCCTTTGGCACAACTAGCTCGCCGGATGTTAGGTTTGCTGGGAAGTTATCATCTGGGAAACCGCCCGGAACTATGCCGCCTTCAGCAAAGCCTAAAAAATCTCCAACCTTTTTGACACCTGAAACAATGGCACCGCCTGCCTTCTTAGCTCCACTCACAGGATTTAATTTATCGAGTATTTTCTTTAGGCCGTCACCAATAGTTTTTAAGAATGTAGCAGGAAGCGACAGCATGGAAGTAAAGAAGCTCTTGAACCCATCAATTAATTGCCCTAAGAAGTTCTTTAAGTTGTTTATTGGTGCCTCTAAAGCGCCCGTGACAAAGCCGCCTATCTTAGAAGTAAAGCCAGAAACGTTTGAAGTAACGCCGTTCGCAAAGTTTCCTAGTGCATCTTTTATATTATTTAACGACAGCGAATTAACTAGATCCCTAAAGGCTATGCCTGCATTTCTTATCTTGTCATCGAAGTTTGAAAATGTTTCTCCTAAGAATGAAAACGCTTCTAGGATTTTTTCGTTAAACGCCTCAGTATCAAAGTTAAGGTCGAACATGCTCTCTGATATACCATCTATAATACCTACCATAAGCTCTCGAATTATCAAAGGTAGGTGGTCAATTATATGGAAAATTATTTTTGGCGCGTGCTTTATAAGCTCAAGGATTATTTTTGGAGCACCCCTTGCAATGGCACCAACTATCTCATCGGATTTTTTTGCAAGCTCCTCAATCACGACAGGTAACGCATCGGCCAAAGAAGTTATCAAGGTCGGTAACGCATCGGAGAACTGAGTTATCATAGACCTTACATGTTTAGGGCCTTTAGTTAGTTCGCCTGCTATATCCCCAACAGCGCCGCCAAAACCAGGAGCAAAAATTTCTACGACACCGCCAGCCGTTGTTTTTAAAGCGTTCCTTGCACCTTCAGCACCTTGAATTATTCCAGAGATCCAGCTTGAAGCAATATCAGCTTGTATTTTAGAAACTCTATCAGCTTCATCTTTGGCAGCCTTTGCAGCAGCATCAACGTCTTTCTTGTTTCTTTCACTTAAAACATTGTCTGGTATCTGAGGCCCAACAAACCCACCGCTAGAACCACCACCAACAGAAGCACTAACACCCTGCACGGCTGCCGTTAAATCTTCAGTGACTTTTTTAGTGTCTATGTTTATTTCTTTAGGTTCTTCGACTGCCTGAGTTATCGCATCTTTAAACTCTATGATCTGGCCCGCAAGCCCTAAGTCAAAACCATCTGCGACCGTCTTATCTATTGTTCTGTCTATTTCTTTAATCTGTGCGTTAGCTTCGTCAATCTGATCCGCAAGCCTAAGCATTTCCTCAGTGCCTTTTTTAGATCCAAGCCCTATGCTGTCAAGGAATGTATTGAAAACTAAGTTAGCACCTGAAATTCCACGCCCTACTTGAAGCAAGGCTTTGAGAACAACTCCGCCAAATATGTTTGCTAGTTTCTCGCCGTTTCTTATAAGTAGGTCTAGAGCAAAAGCCGCGCCAACAATGGCAACGCCAACCGCAACAAACTTTAGACCAGCCAAGCCAACAACTTTTAAATCCTTAGCTAGGTTTTTTAGGTTTCCAATATCTCCTAATTTTTTAAGACCACCGAACGCATCGATTGCTTGTTTACCTTTGAGTATTGTAATAACCCCGGCAATTGCCAGACCTATAGAAGTTATCCCGCCAGCTATTTTTTTAAAGCTTATTTTTTCATTGGCCTCTAATGCCTCAGATAGTCTCAACATAAAGTCGATGGATTTTTTTGCAGCCTTATTAAACTTTTCAAGAACCTTACCTATCACACCCTCGAAATTTAGGGACACAGCTAGAGCAAAGTTTTTTACGTTTTGGATAGCGTCAGATAATTGCTTTCCTAAAGAGGCTTGCATTTCTTTGAAGGCCTCATCAGCAGCGCCCGTTGAATTTTTTGTGGCGTCAAGACTATCATTAAGGTCTTTGAAACCGTTTCGCATCAATGATTGGACTGAAATAACTGCCTTTGATGACCCTAGCAACCTTGTTAGTTCGACAACATTTCCATCAACAGAATTAACCATGTCTTTTAATGCGACTGAAAGACCTTTTGTTCTGAATGAATTTATATCAAAAGCTTCTGCAACTTCACCTGTTTCATCTTTAAGTTTTGACTGTGCCAACACAACTGAATTGAATACAGCCCTAAGTCCTGTTACCGATTCTGCTGTGCTAATACCACCGGCAGTCATTGTCGCTAGTGCTCCACCCACTTCGTCGAAGCTAACACCAATAGCTTGCGCAGACGGAATAACATTACCCATAGAATCAGCTAATTCGCTTACTGTAGTTTTACCTTTTTTAACCGTAGCAAAAAGAATGTCGGAAGCCTTTTCGGCGCTCAACCCTTCTTTTTTATAGACGTTCAATGAACTAGTTAGAATATCAACAGATTTTTCAACACTCGCCAACCCACCAACTGCCAACTTATTTGAAGCAACTAGAGCCTTGTTAGCCTTATTCGCATCGTTAATACCGGCAGAAAGAATAGAATAAAATGCTGACGTTTGTTGTGTTGCATCCGTTCCGAAAGTATTAGCTACCTTAAGAAGTTCTTTACCTAAGTTTTTGTTGGATTTAACCGAGTCATCGGCAATAGATTTAATCTCAGATAGGCCCTTAGAGAAGTCTCCGAGTTGTCCGACCGCAGCTTTAACCCCTGAGAACGCTGCAAATGCGCCGCCAACAGCTAAAATTGTAGTCTTTAAACCACCGAACCCTTTCTCTAGGGCGCTAACACTTTTTTCAGATGCCTGCATGGAAGTAGTAGCGGTCTTTTGAAACTTTTTTAAATCATTGAGCGCCTGTTTTATCTCGGCGTTAATAACTAATGTTGCTTCGTTTGCCATTACTTCCCTTTCTTCTTAAGCTCTTTTTTTTCTTCCTCATCGAGTAGCTGAGAAATCATTATAAAAGCGTCTGCCT